CGGCACACGCGAGGCTGATTCGCGCATCTTGCCGAACCTGCCGGTGCTCTTCTGGGCAGACTTGCCGAGCTTGTCAACTTTGCCGTCGACCAAATCAATGGATTTCACTCCCTCGGTCCCGACTTTTATTTTAAGCTCGTATGTATCGCCGCTTTTTGCCACTGCTTAATATTGCTCACTTGTTCCAAGATTTCAGTAACGAGTCCGAGGTCAATCCAGGTTTCGAGGTCGAAATCATCCTGCCCGAACGGATAGCCCGCTTTTTTAAGTCTGTGCAGCATAAGTAAATGATCAACATACGGACTGACATCTTCCGGCCTCTTTGATTTGCATTTTGCGCAAGCCCACGCGAGATGGGCTGGGTCTGGAAACTCTTCTCGGCACTTTGCCCGGCGCTCATCGGTGCATGGGTCCAGCGCCAGGCCAAGCACATCATCAACTAGTTTGGGTAGTCTTCGTCCTCCTCGTCGTCATCGTCGGCTTCGTCGTCGCTGACGCCCGAGAATAAGATGTTACCCAGATACTCAAACATGTTGGGCAGGGCTTTTCCAAGCAGGCTGCGCCAGTCTTCCCGGTATCCGGGATCATTTTGCTCGCAGCTAAGCGGCACAAGCTTGTCGTCGATTTCAAGATGAACTCTCGTATCCGGATCAGAGTCGGGCCAGCGAAAACGCTTTAAAAGCGGCAGGACTTTTTGTCGGGCAAGCTTCTGGCTCATCTCGACGATATTGCCCTTTTTCTTGACCTTAAGCTTCTTGTTGAAAGCAATGCGTTCTGCATTGGTCGGCAGGCGGTAAAAGACCTCAAGCTCAACTCCACTGCCGCTGTCTGTGAGCACCTTGCTGAATTCTTTTTTCTGGCCAATGATCAGTTGCACTTCGCCCATTTGGTAACCCCTTTCTTAGGCTGCGTAGCCCGCAACCTTATTCCGAATTTTGACAATGACCGAGCCATGAACCGGGTGAGCCTTGACTTCCAGCTCCAGTCCCTCTTTGAGCTTCTGCCCGTCGACCGAGGGAGCAGCGTTGCCCAAGGCAACGCGCGGGAAAATGATCTCCCACCAATAGGTCTGCCCAGTCTCATACTCCGGCCCTTCGCCGCTGACTCTGATAGCCATGTACTCGGCCTCGATGCTGTCTTTGTTTTCCATCATGGCTTGATAGATGGCATCGGCAAGGCGACGGTCAACCCGGATTGTCTGGGTCCGCTCTCCGCGCTCAAGCACACCGGCGGCATCCTTTGTCTTGGCGGTGCGTTTGGCGTCAACTGCGTTGTTGTAACTCCATTCAAAGGAGTCCACCTCATCACCAAGGGCGCGGCCACCGCTGAAGCTGGTGCCGTTGTAATCGCCGCCCACGACCAGGTCGAGCTGGTCGCAACGCATGGGAGGCTCGGACACTGCGGCTTGATTGATCGGCAGCCAGCCGTATTGAACAATCTTGTAGGTGTCGGCGCTGCGGACGCCCGCCGAATAGAGATCTCCTTCGGCGGTAATGGTCGTTGCTGTGTTGGCCGAGATCGGCCAGAACAGGCCGCTTTCCGCCGTGCCGGAAGTCATGACAACATAGCGCCCGACATGTTCGCCCTCAACCATCGTGGCGGCGGTGTCTGTGAGTGTGGAAAGCTGGTTGGCGTAGTCAAAAGTCGGGTCTGCCGTGGCAGATCCGCTGTCAAGGCTTGCCGACTCAGTCGGCACATAGAGCACCTCAAAGGTACCGGCGTCTGCCCCAGCAGTCGGCGGGTTGATTGTGATCTCGGCCGGAGTGGCTGCGCTTACAGCAGTTGCAAACACGTCGACCCAGCCGCCGCCCGCCGTGGCTTTAAATCGCACCTGGTGGATGCTGTCTAAACGAGCGGCTGCGGTGGAGCCTTCGACCCCGTTTGCCGCGAGTGCAATGCTCGCGGCATTGCCCATGCCGCTGATCTGCTCGGAGACGATATTAAGCTGGGTCTTGCCAGTGCCCTTGAGCTGGCCCCTTGCTTTAACCCAGTCATCAGAGGCGAAACTTAAGGTAAAGCTGTCAACCGCCAGGCTGGCGAAAAGCCGTTTAAAAATGCTGCCCCCGAGTTGCTGCACCCCAGTAAATGTGGGCAGATCCCGGCGCGCATCAAGGCTTGTGTTGATCGGTGTGAGTGTGTGCAGATACCCGGTTCCGGCGGCCTCGGTTGAGCAATTCCCCATACCGTAAGCGGCCAGAAAAGCCAAGTGCTGAGGCTGCATTTTTTCGAAGTTAATTGCGCCTTCTGCCGTGCCGCCCAACTTGTAAGTCCTCTGGCTCTCGGCAGGACCTCCGGCCAAAAGGCCCTCGGCCTCGGACCTGGTCCCACTGCCCAAAATGTCGCCCAGCTCAACCAAAAACAAAGTATCAGGCGGCCTGGGCTCGTTAAGTTGCCGCTCTTTATTCCCGGCAGAGACGACCAGCTTGTTATGATATGCGTGTCGCGCCCTCATTTTCAGCCCTCCAATTCGTAGCTAAAGTTCAAACCCAGGCGCATGGCCGCGCGGGCTTTAAACTCAATCGCGGTTGACTCTTCCGCACCCTCATACCTGCAAATACCGTTCAAGCCGAGGCAGTGCCGATGCAGGGCCTGGCGCACCTGCTCGCCAAGTGCCAAGATCGGCATCAATCCGTCTCCGGTCTCCCGGCCAGGTAGGGGCGAATAAACCACAACCCGGAAGTCAAAAAACCTGGTCATGCCGCCGGCTGTCCGATCTTCAGGGTTGCCTTCGCCGCGATCCTTGATGCCAACTGCCGGAAGCGGAAAAGACCGCGGTACATAGTCACCTTCAGCGGATTGGTATTCGCTGTAGAACACACGCTTGAAGGCCGCCGTGGCCTCCAGCTTGGCTTTTACAGCTGCCAACAAATCAATCATTTGCCACCTGCCATATGCCGCTTAAGGGCTTTTCTCAGGTAACGGCGATCACTGGCCAGGACTTTTAAAAACGGCCTGGCTGGCAGCTTCATACGTCTGGTCCTGGTATGGGCCTTGACGATGCTCACTCCGATTTTTGTCCTGCGAGTGTGAGTTTTGACATGCTCGGTTACGCGCTCATCAATCCCAAGCTGATGCACCCGGCCATACGCCACATTGGTTCCCACCAGGACATCTTCACCACGGACTTTGCCGGTGATCGACTTCTTGAGCCGCGCGGACTTGATAAGAGTCTTTCCGCCGGTTGTCGCGGCCCGCTTTGATGGCTTCCACTTGTTCGGCCTGCCGCCCGAGGAAAAGGTTTTTTTGGTGCTGCTGACCATGCATTCGGCGAATTCCTTGCGCAAAGGTTTAAGGTCTTTTGCCCGACCGTTGAAGCGCGCAAGCCGCCGCTTAACGGCTTCGGGGCTTGTTTTGAGCGACAGGTGGAGCATGGTTAAAAATCCTTCAAGGTGTCGCGGCTGAATATCCTTGTCTGACTTTGAGCTAAAACAGGCTCCGCATTCGGCGTGCCTGTGGGGTCACCACCGCCCAAAGTCACCTTGCCGTCTGCCAGATCCCGCAGCCACCGCACTTGGGCCTCATGCCTGCGTTGCCATTCTTCCGGAGCGCCCAGCCTTCGTGCAAACAAGTTATAGATTGCAATTACGCAGGCAGCCCGCTGGATCACTCTAGGCACAGGATCAAGCGGCACGTTGTGCCGCTTGCCTGCATAGCTGTCTATCAGGGCCTGTGCGTCTGCGATGGCATCATTAACCCGGCCCTGGTTGACAACGCCTTCGCCTTCGTCGTCAGTCATGTTGATGACTTCAGATTCAGGGATTTTGTCTAAAATGTCGGCCAAGGTGCAGTAAGCCACCGCTTAGTCCTCCGGCTCAGGCTGGTGGTCGTGACAAAAATCAGAGCCCTCGACAGCGGCAAAGCGGCACTGCTTGCCGCTATCGCCTACGTACTGGCAGCGGGCTCTGCCGTCGGACAGAGTCGCTTCCAGGTCGGCTTCTTCCGGCTCCGGCTCCGGCTCGGGTTCGGGCTTGAACTCAACAGGTTCTGCGACAAGCATGGGGTCTTCGGCGATCCTCCCCAGTTCCTCATCGCTGAAGTCTTCGGTGTCATATTCCTGGAAGCCGAAGCCAAAATGCCTGCCGCATCTCCAAAAGCCACCCTTTTGGGTTGATCTGATTCGAATCTTCATTTCGACCTCCTTTACTCAGCCAACAGCGGCCAGACGATTAGTTCGGCGGTGCCGTACCACTTGTTTGTCGCGCCCGCGTCTGTCCGCTCGTTTTTGAGCAGCTCACGCGCAGCAGATTCCAGGCTTGGCCCCACCAGCAGGGTGTCGGGCTTGATATTCAAGGGCTTGCCGGAATCTGACTTCAGGGACTGCAAGGCAACCCTGGCCGCTGTGTAGTTGTCAGCATTCAGAGGTTGGCGACTGGCATAAGCGAGTTGCCAAAGGCCGTAGCCGGCGTTGCCCCTGTAATCCACGCCATACTCGTATTCGGCGCGACGGAAAGCGGCCTCGCTGGTTTTGGGGTCATCCAGGGCGATTAAATCGGGTTCGCGGC